ACGAACAAGGAGCTGAGAGAGCTTATGGTTGTAGCCCTCGATCGAACCGGCATGGGGCCAAGTTCGAAGACTGACATCCACGTAACTCATGATTTGGGCGAGCGGGTGGAGGCGGCGCGGAAGCGGGCGCTCGAGGCGAGGATGGTTGAGGCGATAGACATAACGCCGGAGGCTGAAGATGAAGAATAATACGGCGCCGGCAACATCGATTGTGCCGTTGGCTCGACCGACCTCGTGGAAGGGGCGCGCAGACCGAATCTTTTCTGACCCCCCGAAGCCTCCGCCTGTACGAGATCCGGCTTCTTTCCAGCGACGACGCTCACCTTTGGGCACGAATCCAGATGGCTCCCCCAATTTAGCAAGATACCCTGCTGTCTCAAACAGGATGTTTGATGATCCACTCATTCGCGGAGCCCTTAAGGAGCGTGCTGATCCTCTTGTCAAGCTGGCAGACAATCTCGACCGGATGAGGGTGATAAAACAGGACCTCACTGTAGGAGGAGTTTATACCGAACAAGTTCCTCCTGATAATCGAAATATGCAATTTCTTAATAAAACTCGTGCTGAAGAAGGTAATCCACCTGATATAGGACGTGATACAGTTGTATTGACAGGGCAAGCTGTCAGTTCTAAAACTGTTCTAACTCATGAACTCCGGCATCGGGCCATAGCGATAATACGTGAGCGTATTCCTTGGAAGGATTTTAGAAGGCGTTACCTGCAAGGTGTTGATCTGTTTACTCAGCGGCAGGCATGGGAAATTTTTCAATTCGGACCATCAGCCTCGGCTAGTGAGGCCTTTGTCAACTCCTTTGATCAAGATGCCCCAGTAGAGCCCAATCAAACAATAAAGCGGAGACAGGTCTTTAAAGAACAGGACGTAAAGACTCAAACTGCCCTCGGAAACCTTGAACGGCCTTTCTTTCAGGCCGCGAATGACCTGCTCATCGAGGATGGTCGCACACCAATTGCTCAGCCTTCAATTAAACGTGGTTGGCTCGCCGGCCTATTTAGGGGAAACTAATGGCACTACATCAACACAAAGCGGCAAAGCTGTTCAAAAAAACGGCGGCAACTCGAAAGACGCAGAAGAAGCGTAAGCCGATACTTAAAAGGAAGAAGTAAATGCCCTCTGACAATAAGAAACGAGCTATTAGGCTATTTAGAGACCCTGATGGAAGCCAGTCTTTTGTACGTGGAACTACAGGAGAGGACAAACTTCGTATGGATAAACAAGCGAACTCCGTTCTGTTCCGACATACAACCTCTAAAGCCCTTTTAAAAAGACCACTAGCTGAGCGTAATAAAATAGCAAGAATGATGGGTGCTGCGGCGGGGAGCGCTTTTATTGGCAATCTTAAGTACTCCCTTGAGCTTACGCGCTGGAGAAGGTATTTTTCAAAGGGCAAAAATAAGAGAGTTGGGCCACAATAATGGCAATTAACCCGCATGTAGATCATAAAGCTCTGAGTCGTGCAGATAAACTTTTTAAGAAGCAGAAAGCAGATCAGGCCGATTGGGACCGCAATTGGATAAGAGTGCCTAATACCCCGGACTCCGGCATAGAAATCTGGAGATCCCGTGGGAAGACTTCAACAGATGAGAAAGCTATATCTCCAGATTGGTATGGAAATGGAAAACCAGGCCCGACGCCCTTTAGGTTTATCCGGGGGATAAAGAGATGGATCATTAACCAGTTTAAGAAGAAGTAAATGTTTGATAGCTTAGAGGGTAAACCGGGACCACAATAATGCTCGATAGCGCCACCACCATCGAACAGGAGATGATTGACGAGTTAGGCACCTTTGCCTACGACCCATATGCGTTTGTCATGTGGGCCTTTCCGTGGGGCGAGGAGGGGACTGAGCTAGTTAAAGAAACCGGGCCGGATGAGTGGCAGGAGTGGATGCTTAAACTTGTCCGCGATAGGATAATTAACACTAACGAAGCAATTCTTATCGCAGTCACCTCTGGACACGGAGTTGGCAAGTCCGCCCTCGTCGCGTGGCTTATCTGGTGGGCCTTTTCAACCTTTCGGGGCACGCGCGGCGTAGTCACTGCAAATACTGAAAACCAGCTTAAGACCAAGACCTGGGTTGAGATTGCGAAGTGGTACAGACTTTTCATCGCTCACGACCTTTTCAAATGCACAGCGACGGCGCTTTTTGCGAAGGACGAGGCCAGCGCCCGCGAGTGGCGCATCGACATAGTTACGTGGTCGGAGCGGAATACGGAGGCGTTTGCCGGGCTGCACAACGCAGGTAAGAGACTTATTATCGTATTCGACGAGGCCTCCGCAATACCGGATATTATCTTCGAGACGACTGAGGGCGCGCTTACTGACATCAACACTGAGATCATGTGGTTCACCTTTGGCAACCCTACGAAGAACACCGGGCGTTTCCGCGACAGCTTCGACAGTGGCCGATTTGCCCACCGCTGGACGACGCGCGAAGTCGATTCCCGCGAGGTTAAGAGGACAAACAAAACACAGCTCCAGAAGTGGATTGACGACTTTGGCCTCGATAGTGATTTTGTCCGCGTCCGGGTGCTCGGGAAGTTTCCACGCACCGATGCCAGCAGCTTTATCCCGCGCCAGCTCGTATCCGATGCAATCGACCGTGAAATCGTTGACCAAAATCATGCCCCAGTCGTTCTTGGGGTCGATGTTGCGCGCTTTGGGGATGATATAACTGTAATCTGGCCGCGACAGGGCCGCGATGCCGCCAGCCTTCCGGTCGAGTTCTATCAGAAAATGGGTATTGATTATACCATCCAACGTGTTGTGGCTGCCTATAACTCACACAACGCTGCTATGGTGTTTATTGATGGCGGCGGAGTGGGCGGAGGCGTTGTAGACGGCTGCCGCGCCTTGGGTCTAAATGTCTTTGAGGTAGACTTTGGTTCCCGCCCTGACGGTGTAAATAACGATCCGGCTGTGAAGTATATGAATAAGAGGGCTGAGATATATGGGGGCCTACGTGAGTTTCTTGCAACGGGCTCCATTCCGGCCCAGATAGCTGGTCGCCTTATGATTGACGAGATGACGGGCGCTACTTACACCCTTAACGCCAAAGAACAAATCACCCTTGAGTCAAAATCCCTTATGAAAGCGCGGGGTCTCCCTTCACCCGACTTCACCGACGCTCTTGCTTGCACCTTTGCCTTTCCCATAGTCATCCACCCAACCGCATTTCGACCAAAGTTTCTGACTACCTATGATCACCTAAGTGAGGAGTATATGCAAGGATGAATAGAAAAGTAGCTCCAGCCCCGCTGCCGCCGACGCCGCCCTCGTTGGCTTCAGGCCGCATCGCATCAAGATTCTCACCCAGCTTATTGTTGCCGCCTTCCGTCCTTACTTCAAGTGTCGGCCTCAAGCGCCGTGAGCGGATACAGAAGCGGACACTGATCGGCGGTACAGACTAATGCCAGTTAAACTTGATCCCGCCACCTTCAAACTTAAACAGGCTTTCGTTAAGAAGCTGGGTGAGGACTTTGATCTTTGGCGGCCCCATTTTCAAGAGATTGCAAAATATCTCCTTCCGCGAAAGTATGAGTGGCTAGTCCGGCAGGGTAATAGTATAACTCAGCCTGCGATGAAAGTGCCGCCGACGAATAAGTATATTCTTGATGCTACGGGGACGATTGCGGCGCGGACGCTTGCGCACGGGCTGATGAACGGCATTACCTCTCCATCCCGGCCTTGGTTCCGCCTCCGCCTGTACGAATTTCCTGAAGATAACGACAGCTACCCGCGCGAGTATATCGTCTGGCTTGAGGAGGCCAAGCGTCGGATGGAAATTATTCTCTCAGAGTCAAACTACTATAGCTCTCAGGGCGTAATCTACCTCGAGCTTTGCAGCTTCGGAACCGGCGCGATGCTCCTCTACGACGACTTTGAGGATGTCATTCGGTTCTACAATTCGCCTATGGGCGAGTATCGCCTTTTCCAGGACGACCGCCGTATAATTGTCGGCATGGCCCGCGAATTTCAGATGGAAGTTCAGCAGGTCGTTGGACAATTCGGTATCCAAAATGTCTCAGAGCGAACGCGGATGAAATACAGCGTCGGCGGCAGTGGACTTCTTGAAACCGTTTCAATCACACACCTGATTGAGCCAAACACTCAGGGTGATGCTTCAAGCATCTTAAACATTTTCTCTCACCGTGAGTTCTATTGGGAAGATGGCAACGCTGCTCCCGGAGAACTGCTTGAGCTTAAAGGCTACCGTGAAAGTCCTATCATAGCGCCGCGATGGGATCTGCAGGGCAACAGCACCTACGGCACATCGCCAACTATGGACGCCCTACCCGACATCAAGCAGCTCCAGAAGGAGACGCTGCAAAAAGCTCAGAGCATGGATAAAATGATCCGGCCGCCTGTTGTTGCGGATGTGATGCTTCGTGCTCAGCCTGATGCCCTTCTTCCAGGCGGTGTGAGTTTTGTCCCCGGCAGCTCTTTCGGCGCGAAGGCAATTTACACAGTCAATCCGCCAGTCGGAGAAATGACACAAGGTGTGAGGGCGCTCCAGCTTCGAATAAAGGAGATATACTACAACAACCTATTCCGCAATATTTCGGAACTGGAGACTGTTCGAAGTGCCGCCGAGGTCTATGAGCGCAAGTCAGAGGACATGCTTATTCTTGGTGGCGTACTGGAGCGCTTTCACAGCGAGGATCTTGATCTGGTTATCCGCCGCACGTTTAATATAATGCTCCGGCGCGGCAATTTCCCTGATCCGCCTCCAGGCCTAGACACCAACACCATTCAAATCCAGTACGTCTCTGTTCTTGCCGATGCCCAGCGTGCGGCCAACACCGGCTCGATCGAACGCTTTATGCAGCTTATTGGCGAGCTTTCCGCTATTGCACCGAATGTGGCGCGCATCCCTGACTTTAATGAACTTGTCCGAGACTACGCCAGCCGCCTTAACATTCCGGCGAAGAACCTGCGGAGCCGGGCAGATGTGGCGGCGGAACTTGAGGCCGAGAAGGAACAAATTGAGGCGCAACAGGCTGCACTGGTCGGTAAAGATCTCACCGATGCTGCGCGAAACCTGTCCCAGGCCGATGTCGGCGGCGGGCGAAACGCCTTGCAGGAGCTTATCGGAGGCTAAAATATGGCTCTTGTCTTAACGCGGGGTACACTATATAATGTCGTCAAATGAACGTAAGGTCCGAAACCTACAAAAGAAATATGCGAAAGAGGACAAGAATGCAGTCGAAGCCGGCCTTTCCCTGCTTACAGGAAATGCAGACGGCAGACGCTTCCTTTGGCTCTTTCTCGAAGAGTGTAAAGCTTTCGTAAACCCCTTCGAGCGGAACGCGCTCGACATGTCTTTCAACTGTGGTGTGCAGAGTGCTGGTCAACGCCTGCTTGCTCAAATAACCGAAATTGACCCTGACGCTTTTTTAGTCATGATGAAGGAGAACCAGAATGTCAGAAAATCCAGATCCACAGCCTTCGGCCGAACCCAATCCGACGCCGAGTCCGAACCCGGAGCCTACGCCGGCGACGACGGAGCCAGCCGCAACGCCAGCTGATTCTCCGCCAACGGCAGCAGAGCCGGCAGAGCCAAAGTCGCTTCTCGGCGATACTCCGCCTACGTCCACATTCGGTGCCGAAGCTATTACGGCAGAAACGGTAAACGGCCTCATTCCCGAGGGATTTGAGCCAAACACAGACTCCCTTACTGAGTTTGTTGATATGATAAACGGAGCCGGTAATCGTGGAGACATTATTAAAGGCTCATTGGAATTACTTGCGGCCCAACAGGCCTCGGCTGAAGAAGCCATTGTGACTGAATGGAACGCAGTACAAGATGCTTGGAGGGCTGAGGTTGCCGCTGACCTAACATATGGCGGCGACAACCAAGATGCCTCTCTAGCAAAAGCGCTAACTGTAGTCGATTTGTACGCAGGAGGCACCGAGGAAGCTGAAGCCCTTAAGGAAGTTTTCAAAGTTACGGGCGCAGGCAATACTCTTTCTATGGTGCGGTTCCTGAACAACATTGCGAATGCAGTACCGGGCGAAGGCAGACCTGTACAAGGATCTCAAACTCCGGTAGCAAAGTCCCGAGCAGATAAACTGTTTGGGGGAACTGTAATCTAGGAGTAGAAAATGGCAACTTTAGCCGCTACAAATCCGACTCTCCTTGACTTTGCTCAGGCCCTCGATCCCGATGGCTCCGTGGCAACAGTCGTGGAGATTTTGCACGAGACGAACGAAGTCATGGCTGACTGGACTTTCGTTGAAGGCAATCTTCCTACAGGCCACCGATCGGTAATCCGTTCCGGCCTGCCAACCCCCACCTGGCGGCGCCTCTACGGCGGCGTACAGCCAAACAAATCACAACGTGTCCAAGTTACGGATACGGTTGGGATGCTGGAGGCCTACAACGAGGTCGACAAAGCACTTGCTGATTTGAACGGAAATACGAATGAGTTCCGTCTCTCTGAAGCGGTTGCGACAATTGAGGGGATAAGCCAGGAGCTTGTCTCTACGTTGTTCTACGGTGATACCAATGTCAATCCTGAGCGTTTTGACGGCTTCTCCACACGCTACAATGATCTGTCTGCCGAAAACGCAGATAATATCATTGATGCAAGTGGAACAGGTTCTGATAACGCCTCAATCTGGCTTGTAGTTTGGGGGCCAAATACCGCACACGGTATCATCCCGAAAGGTTCAACTGCCGGAATGCAGGTGACCGATAAGGGTCAGCAGACGATTGAGGATGCTGATGGTTCTGGTTCTGGTGGCCGTATGGAGGCGTATCGTATGCACTTCCGTATGGACGCAGGGCTTACGGTCCGTGATTGGCGCTACGTAGTCCGCATTTGCAATATCGACAAGTCGGATACGTTGGCTGATGCGGCTTCAGGTCCCAACCTGCCTGAGCTGATGTTTGAAGCAATGGAACTGATACCGCCTATGGGTATTGGTCGGCCTGCCTTCTACATGTCGCGCTTCATACGCCAGCGCTTCCGCCAACAACTTGCAGCCGAGACAAGTCAGTCAACGCTGGAGTATGTCAATGTTGGTGGGCATAAGGCTGTTGTGTTCAACGAAATCCCACTTCGTCGAGTGGACGCACTGTCCGCTGATGAAGCAAGAGTCACGTAAGGAGGTGATGTTATGATAATGGACAAAAATCTAGTCTTTGCTTCTGCGTTGGCTGTTGATAATGGCATAGCCACAGTATTGAAAGGTGACGTTATTGATCTGGACACTGGTGGACGGCAACTGTACTCAAATGCTAACCTGAAGTGGGTGATTGAAGTTACAACTGCTTTCACTTCGGGGGGCGCTTCAACTGTTGCGTTTTCTCTTGTGTCAGATGCAGCTGCGGCTATAGCTGTAGACGGTACTGAAACTGTGCACGTTAGGACTGGCGCATTCTTGAAGGCGATACTGGTTGTCGGCTTTAAGCTAACGACAGCTGGTTCGATCAGCTCATACCTCGTAATGGATGCACAAGACTGGACTAGCTATCCTGACGCCTCGAACTAAGGAGACTAGTTGATGGAAACGGTAAAGCTTAAATTCCAGTTTTTTGATGGAAAAGTGCTGCACCCGGTCGGAGCTATCCTTACTCTTGAGGATAGCATCGTACCAAAATCAGCGAAACGACTTGGAGACGACGCGGAACCTGAGTTGCCTTTGATGGTAGCTGAGCCAAAAACCTTTTCAGAAATGAATGCTGCAAGCAGTGAAGCAGATCTGACTACGGTAGATGGGCCGACCGCTCTCTCCAGCCTTTCTCCAAGTACTACTTCGAAGAAAACGAAGAAAGGTAAAGCCTAATGGCCTCGACGACCCTTGACATATATAACGGTGCAATCTCCGCAGCGCGTGGCAAGGGTCGTCTATCTTCCCTTACTGATAAGACAGTTGAGCGAGAAGAGTGTGATATTTGGTACAAGCTTGTACGAGATACTGTACAAGAAGCGGCGCATTGGGATACGTGCCGCGAGACAGAGAGGCTGACGCTTATAAAGGAGCGCGACACAGGCATTTCTTGGGCGGCGGGCGATCCCGAGGCACAGTATATCTACAGCTATGCCCTGCCGAATAATTATCTCCGGGCGTGGAACCTGGCTGATTTTAGCCATTTCACCATAAGCTTCGATGCTACAAATAATAAAAATGTGTTGAATACAAACTTTAAAAATGCAGTTCTTATCTACGGCGGGATACGTGAAAATCCTGCTTTTTGGTCGTCCGGTATGGTAGCTGCAACTATTCATGGTCTTGCTGCCTCCATAACTGGCCCGATTACAGGGCAAAGTTCTGTTCAGCGTATTCAAATCCAGCTCGCAAATGAAATTCTACTCATGGCACAGGTTACAAATGCCGGAAACGCCTCTTTCACTCCAGAGGTAATTCCGCCGGTCATTCTTGCTCGAGGCTACGCGGAGGCACAAGAAACGCGATATTACTACCCCTACGGGCAAAACTTCTCGGCGGCTCTCGCCAATGCCTGAGTCGATTGCCAAATTTGGATTTTCGGCAGGCGTACTCTCTCCTCGCATCCGGTCGCGGAATGATTTGCGGAACTACGATCTCGGCGTTGAGGAGGCCCGCAACTGGATTATAGATTATCTCGGCGGCGCCTTCACCCGCAACGGGACTGAGTTTCTTGACTACCTACAGGACGACGATAAGGCCGCGCGCATAGTCCGCTTCAAATTCAACGCTGATATTGAAAATACTTATGCAATCGTACTTACAGATCTTAAAATTCGCTTTCTCCAGGATGGTGCCTACATCCTCGAGTCCGCCGTCACCGTAACCGGTGTCACCTCAGATACAATTACCGCTGCCGCTCACGGATACAGTAACGGTGACTGGATTAAATTTAGCGGTAGGACACTTGAGGTGACTGCAGCTACCACAAATAATTTTAAGGTTAATACCCCTTTCGGTGTCGCCTTTGATCCCTCCACAATTGGAGGCGACGGCGTAAACGCCTTTAGAATTTACACCATCACAACAATCTATGCTGCGGCCGATCTCGTCAACCTCGTCTTTGATCAACAGCAGGACGAGGTTTATATAACCCATATCAATTATGTGCGGAAGAAACTAACTCGGATTGCCGCAGCCAGTTGGACTTTTGTAACTGTCCCTGATGGCGGCGGAACGCTTTCTCCGACCTCTATAACTCTAACTCCCTCCAGCCCGGCTACCGCAGGCGTTGTTTATGCTGTAGGGGTGGTGGAAAATAATGGAATTGAGAGTCCGCTTGCTTCTAGCTCAATGGCCCTGACCGAGCTATCTGTCAACTTCACCACAACAGCCGGAAGTTTAAAAGTAAGCTGGACTCCGGTTGTCGGGGCGCAGTATTATAGAGTATACCGCTCACTTGTTACTTTCAAAGGGGCTGATGCAACCTTTGCGGCCAACCTCGGCCTGCTTGGAATTGGTTACGGCAGTGAGTTCATTGACGACAATATAATCCCAGACTTCACGCAGGGGCCTTTAACTCCAGTCTACCCCTTCGCCAACGGCTCAGTTACCAATATTGATATAACGGCTGGGGGTTCGAGCTGGACTAAAACCGGTACTACTATGACGCTGAGTGGTGGTGGTAGTGGCTTTGACGGGAAGGTTATTGTTGATGGTGCTGGTGCTATTATTGGCGTTAAAATTCTCGATCCCGGTAAGGACTACGTTTCGCCTACGGTTTCATTTGTAGGCCCAGGCTCTGCCGCGACGGCAACGGCCACAGCTTCGGCCAGTTCCGGCAACAACCCCTCTTGCTCCGAAATTGTCCAACAGCGTCGAGTCTATGCCGGAACGCTTAACCTTCCCTCAGCCCTTTTTGGTTCGCGCGTAGGCTCTGGAGATAGCTTTGACACAACCAGCTTTGCTTTAGCTAACGACCCCTACAGCCTGTCTGTTGAGCAAGCTGAAGAAACCCCAATCCGCTACATCGAAGTGACAACTGATGGGCTTTTCCTTTTCTCTGCCGCCGAGGTTATTCAGGTCAGGGGCGAGAACGATGAGGCCATAACTGGAAGCAATTCTCGCGCGCGACCTCAAACCTCTGAAGGTTGTGCCCGCCTCGACCCGATTAAGATAGACCGTGAGTATCTGTATTTGAATGAGGCGAAAACTGCAGTACTGTCCCTCCGTCCGAGCAACCTCCCGACCTACTTCACGACTATAGATGTTTCGTACTACTCAAACCATTACTTTGCGCCGAGCAATGCGATTGTAAGCTGGTCGTGGGCGAAATCGCCGGATAATTTGATCTGGGCGGCACGGGCGGATGGTACATTTCTTTCATGTACCTTTGTTTCGGCTCAGCAAGTTTGGGCGTGGGCGGATCACACCACAAAGGGGTTTGTAGAGGACGTAGAAGCGGTCTCTGAAGCCAATCTCGACCGTTTATATATGATCGTGCGTCGGACGATTGGCGGGGTCGAGAAACGCTTTATTGAACGCCAATCAATCTGGAATATAGACACCGTTGACGAAATGTGGTCAGTTGATTGTGGGCTGGCAACCAGCCTTATCAAGCCAGCCGCAACATTGACTCCTGCAGCCTTTGCCGGAACTGGGGTTGTTATAACGGCAGGCTCTGCGGTCTTTGTCTCCGGCGATGTCGGCAAAATTCTTCGTGTAGGCGGCGGGCGCGGTGTTGTTGTTTCCTTTACCTCAACTACTAAGCTTGTTGTCGATTTTGGCCGAGACATCATTGAGCCAATTAAGGAATTTACCGCGCCCCGAGTTTATGCCTCTGGTGAATGGAGTCTGGATGCAACTGTAACAACTGTAAGCGGGCTTCAACACCTTGAGGGGGAAACAGTTGAAATTCTCGGCGATGGCGCGGTTTTGGACGACAAGACTGTGGTTAATGGCGCTGTCGCTTTAAGCACGGCCTCATCTTTTGCCGTAGTCGGCCTCGGCTTTACCGGCGAACTTAAAACCCTACCCGCCTCAGTTCCTGATGCAGTTATTGAGGATAAAAGAAAGAGTACAAACTCTGTTGCTGTACGTCTTTATAAATCTCGCGGTTTGGAGATTGGAGACGGCACAGACTACTACGAATTAACCAAGCGTAGCGATGAACCTTATGGCATTCCGCCTGACTTTGTAAACGAAATGGTTCGTAGTTCTATCTCAACTCGATTTGATCTTGATGGCTCAATTACGATTAAGAAGGTTAAACCTGTTCAGGCTCATGTTCTTGGCCTCATAACCACGCTGGAAATTGGGAATGATTAGGTATGTGACAGGCCGATTTAGCTCAGGCGAGATTGACTATATGGTTTATGTTGGCGATCAGGCTCTGTTCAGCCTATCCTTATACCGCGTCTCTTTGTTGGCCGATGAGGTCTACATCAAGCTGTGTCCATATCGCGGTCTTAGAGCTGCCTCTATTGGTGTGCTGAGAAAGCTGAGAACGGACTTTAACGAGAAGCTGGATGAGAAAAGTGTAGGTTTCGATATCAAGCTTATTTGTCAGATTAAACGGGGCAATACCGCCGGTGTCCGTTTCGCCGAGTTTTTTGGCTTTAAGTTGGCAGGCATGGCAGTCGGCCGGCTACATTATGTAAGGACTAAATAAAATGGAAGCACTGACGCTCCTCTTTACATCGCTTGGAACTGCGGCGGGTGTAGGCGGCCCGGCAGCGGCTGCTACTGGCGCTAAATTGTTTTCAACAGTGGTGTCGGGTCTCGGCCAGATCTCAGCTGCCCGTTATAACGCCGCTGTCCTTCGCCGAAACCAAGCGATTGAGGAAAATAACGCCCGGCGCGTTCGAGATGCCGGTGCGATGAGGGCACAAGATGCGGATTTTGAAGCCGCTGCGGTTTTTGGGGATATAATTGCAACTCAGGGTGCAAGTGGCTTTCGGTTTGGTAGCGGCTCCTTTCAGGCTCGACGCAGCAAGAATAGGATAACTGCCTCAATAAACCGGGGGCGCATTTATGATGATGCGTCAATTGAGGCTCAAAGCACCGATGAGCGGGCAAGAGCGTTTGGGGAGGAAGCTCGATTTGAGGATCAGAAGGGTTTCTTTGCGCTTCTATCTATGGGGGGTGACTTGGGTTCCGATCTTATTTCTGGCGCTAATTTAAACTCGAAAATTGCAGCGGATAGACTTAGACGCGCTGCCCCTAACGTAGATTATAGGCCGCCGCCGAAGCCGCATAAGCATGAAGATCTTCGTCGCTTCCCGTCTAGCGCTTTCAGCCAAAAGAGATATGGACAGCAATAATGCCAACTAAAACCGATCTTCGCCGCTTCAATCCTACGAGTAGGCAGGTTCAAACTCAATCCCCTCGGGCTACCCCAGAAGCTTTTGGTGCGGGGGTCGGTCTGGCTCTCGGCAACATCGCACAGTCTCTTACTAATAAAGCCTTGCTCAGCGAGGA